CTTGGCAGGTAATCAGTGGTCAGTCTGTTGCTCAACCAACTCGGGCTGCGCAGGCATCCGAACTTGATAGGCAAGTTTCCCCGGGTCGGGGTCGTTCTAGCGGTGGCGCTTCTGCTACTTCTAACAACACCAAGACCTACTCATCTCGGGACATCGCTAAGTTCTTTGATGATGTAAGGAAAGGGACTTATCGGGGTCGGGAAGCCGAACGCGACCGAATCGAGCGCGATATTTTCGCTGCACAGCGGGAAAATCGCATTGTCGCAAATGGTTGAATGGAGTTAACCCAACATGTCTTTCCCCGTCGCACCGGGTCGCCCTAACTACTCCGGGAACTTTATCCCTGAGATTTGGAGCGGCAAGCTGATCGAGAACTTCTATGATGCCACGGTTCTCGCGGCTATTTCCAACACCGACTACGAAGGCGAAATTCGTAGCCAAGGTGATACCGTTAACATCCGCACGATCCCGAACATCACGATCCGTGATTATGTGAAGGGTCAGAACCTTGTCGTGGAAAACCCCGACAAGCCGAAGCTGCAACTCTTGATCGACAAGGGTGAATACTTCGCTTGCGTTGAGGACGACATTGATCGTGTGCAGTCTGATGTGAAGCTCATGGACATGTGGTCCAAGGATGCTTCTGAGCAGATGAAGATCAAGATCGACCAGCGTGTGCTGACCGATGTGCTGCCTGACATTGCCAGCGGCAACAAGGGCGGTACTGCCGGTGCTCAGTCTTCTGCGTTCAACCTCGGCACGACGGCTTCCCCGCTGTCCGTGACCAAGGATGGCGCTGGCGGCACGGCTTCGGTGGTTGACCTGATCGTCGACATCGGCACCGTGCTTGACGAAGCGAATGCCCCGGAAGCGGGTCGCTTCTTGGTGATCCCGGCCCGCATGGCTGGTCTGATCAAGAAGTCCGAACTAAAGGATGCGTCGCTTGTCGGTGACACCACCTCGGTGATCCGCAACGGTCGCCTTGGTATGGTGGATCGCTTCACGCTGTATGTCAGCCACAACCTGAAGGTTGATACTGGCGGGAAGTACAACATCATCGCTGGCCATAAGATGGGCTTCACCTTCGCGTCTCAAATGACCGAAATGGAAACGATCCGCTCGGAAACGACCTTCGGTAACATCATCCGTGGCCTTCAGGTCTACGGGTACAAGGTCGTGAAGCCGGAAGCTCTGGCTCAGGCCGTTGTGACCTTTGCATAAGGAGCACTTGAAATGACCGCATTTACCGATTCGTTCGGTTTTAATAAGGGCTCCACGGCCTACCCGTCCACCTACACCAACCGCTTCACGGTAGTCGAAATTGATCTTGACTTTGCCAAGATCGCGGCTGCGCGTTCGGCTGCTGGTGTGGCTGCTTTGGCTTCCACCGACACCCTTGTCCTTTGCACGCTGCCGAAGGGTACGTTCGTTCTGAACGGTTCTGCGGTGCTGGTGAAGGCCGAAGGCGCTGCTGCCAACATTGACGTTGGCATCGGCGGCGGTACCATTGACTTCTGGATCGACGGTTTCGATCTGAATGGTACGGTTGGCACTGTTGGCGGTTATGCCGATACTGCGGCTTATCTTACTACGGCTGATACCAACGTGCTGCTGACCATGAACAGCAGCAATGTTGACACGGCCCGTGTGAAGATTCAGCTTGCTGTGATCGACATGGGCGCCAATCAGGGTAGTATCCCAAGCGCATAACCCGGTGGGGGCTTCGGCCCCCACTCCTTCATAGGAGATCGTTATGGGTGTTTATAAGGGTATTGCTCAGGATAATGTGACCATCAGCAGCGGTCGGGCGAAGCTCGGTTTCTTGTCTCGCGGTATTCCTGCGATCAAGACTGCCAGCTTCACTGTCGCGGATGACGAGACGCACATCGTTTGCAACGGTGCTGCTTCTATCACGGTCACGCTTCCCAGTGCCTCGACCTGGGTTGGTCGCGAAATCTTCATCAAGACCATCGCTGCTCAGACAGTTGTGTCTGCGGCGACCAATGTGAAGCCCATCGCTACCAATACCGCTGGTACGGCCATTTTGGCTGGTACTGCCGGAACCTGGGCTCTGCTGGTGTCCGACGGCACCAACTGGGTAGTTATGGCTTCCTAATAGATAGGGGCTTCGGCCCCTATCTACTTTTTCATGTAGGAGTCTTTCATGCCCACTAACCTTACCGGTAATAAGATCAAGGACACCTACAGCCAATTGCTGCATGTGGATGGCGGGCCTGCTGCATCTGAGAAGGTTGTCTACAGCGGCACTGGCGTCGCAACCGCCCTGAAGATTGGCACCGGCTCGGTGTCGGTTGAGAATATCAAGATCGACGGTAATACGATCTCATCTACTGATACGAATGGAAATATCAATCTGACGCCTAACGGAACTGGGGTAGTGCTTATCCCGACGGCTCAGTTTACCAATCTTGATGCTACCACATTCAGCACTGTCAATGCTGCGGCACATCTTGACTTGACCGGAACCACGTTTGCCGCAGACGGTACCGACACGAACATAAGTATTACCTTTACTCCGAAAGGGACCGGTCAGATCGTTGCCGCCGGTGTTGGTATCAATGGCGGTGTTCTGTCCACCATAACGACTAACCAGAACCTGACCCTATCCCCCAACGGTACTGGCGAAGTCGTCGCCACAAAGCCATTTGGCTATGGCGGCTCGGGTACGGGCGGTACGGTCACACAGGCTACAAGCCGCACTACCGGGGTTACGCTGAACAAAATCAGCGGCCAGATCACGTTGTTTGCTAGTACTGCAATAACGGGTCACGGCGCCAACGAGTTCACGCTGACAAACAGCTTCATTGACGCCACCGATGTGGTGTATATCTGTTTTGCTTCGGGTCTTACAAGTGCTTCCTACGGCGTTACTGTGACAGCGGTAGCTGCGGGTTCGTGTAAGATTTCGGTGGCTAATCTTAGCAACACAGGCTCTCCGGCTGACACACCCGTGCTTAACTTCGTTGTTATCAAAGGGGTGAACGCATAATGGCCAAGACTCCCGCATGGCAGCGCAAAGAAGGTAAGGACCCGAAGGGTGGCCTGAACGCCAAGGGTCGTGCTTCCTACAACCGCGCCAACCCCGGCAAGCCGGGCCTCAAAGCCCCGCAGCCAGAAGGTGGGCCGCGTCGTGATAGTTTCTGTGCCAGAATGAAAGGGATGAAGGCCAGGCTAACCTCAGCTAAGACGGCCAATGATCCAAACAGCCGGATCAACAAATCCCTCCGGGCTTGGAACTGTTGATATGGCCGCTTCCACCCCCAAGAACCCCGCCCTCTGGTCTCGCGTGAAGGCTGAGGCCAAGTCAAAATTCGATGTGTACCCCAGCGCATATGCCAATGCGTGGGCTGCAAAGGAGTACAAGAAGCGCGGCGGCACGTGGGGAGGCCCGGATAACCGGGTCAAGAAACGTGGCTAAGGGCGGTCTTGGTAAGTGGTTTGGTGAGAAGTGGGTTGACGTGAAGACCGGTAAGCCCTGCGGTCGCAGCGGGGTTGAGAAAGGGTCTCGCGCTTACCCGGCTTGCCGCCCGAAAGCTGCTGCTACAAAGATGTCTTCCACAGATAAAGCCACTATGGCTACTCGTAAGACCGGGCCTGCCCGGCAATCCTGGCCGGTATCCCCATCAGGTAAGCGTAAGGAGTTTAGGAAATGAGCATCCGATACCTCAAAAGTCGCAAGGACGGATGGATTTTTGAATGGGACCCGATCCTGGCCAATAACCCGTCTGTGTATGAGGTAACTGAGGAGGAGGCTTACCCAGAGCGGTTTATCCCTACTGCGGCTATCGAAGCTGTGGCCGCAAAGCGTGGCCGTAAGAAGCGTGAGCCGCTCAACCTATTTACGGATGACATTCCAGATGAGCCGGGTTATACTAACGAAGCTCTCAATGCTGAGGCTTCAAGGGGTCTGCCGACGTGACACCTGCGGAAGTTATCGTGGAGGCGCGGAAGCTCCTTCAGGATACCCAATCTCCGTACCGCTACTCTGACACGGACCTGCTTGGGTACGTGAATCAGGTGATTAAGCGCGTCGTTGTGTTCCGGCCAGACCTGTTCACCAACATTACCAGCATTCCGCTTACGGCCAACACCGTTATTCAGGACCTGCCGAGTGATGCTCACAGGTTGGTTGAGGTTTACTACATCGACAACTTCAACGCTGTCAGCGAGGTTGAGCGGGAAATCCTTGAGCGGGCTTACCCTCTATGGGTTTCGGACGCATCCGGTATTCCGTTCAACTTCATCCGGCATCCGCGTAATGCCACCAAGTTTTTCCTGTATCCGCGTCCTGTTGCCAATCTGACGGCGACTGCTGAGT